GTATTTTTTCTATTGTGTCTTGATCAAGATCCATTCCTATTCCCTCATGTACTTGATATTCGTTTTATATTGTTTATTACTACTATCACTCATCTATCAACTCACAGAAACCCCTTATTGTTCCTGTCCCCTTCTGGTTTGACACTAGACCCTGTACTGCAAGACCTATGGCTAGTCGTTTCCCGTTTGGATTATGTAATTTCAAAGGTAATTTCATCGGTAAGTGTAGTGAACTATCTGCGATTGTAACACTCAGTTTTCCTCGTGTTACTACATCCCCAGTATCTGCGTCCTCATCTGATTTGAACAATCGCCATGTCACACCCCCATTCGTTGAACAACCAAGTATAATGTCTGTGACAACCGCTTTATATCCTGTTTCAACATACTTAATCGCACGCTCAAAGAATGTTTCATATTGGTCGATTTGGGCGTAAAGTATTGCTGCATCTGTTGATTTAAGTGTGATTGTTCCGGCTGCTGGACTGCCTTTAACTACTCTGAATTTATTAATTCTGTAGATGTCTGTTGCGTCAGTATCCACGGCAGTCTGTCCGTCCATCTCAACAACTTCGGTGAACTTGGCCCCCATCTGATGGCTGAATTGCCACACAATTTGACAAGATGACATATGCCCCAGTTCCAATTCCAATACTTGAACCTATACAACTGTCTGTGTTTGCAACATCCCCCTCTGCAATAGATGTAAGATGATCTTCAACAAAAATGGGCTTGTCTGCACTGCCACCTAAGATATTCCCGTCATTATCTACTGGTTGGACTCGTCCCGCTTTTGTTGCTTCGGTCATGATTACTTACTCGTATATTACTGTAAGAAGAACCGTATCGCTACCTAACTGAGACTGTGCACATCCCTTCCAAGTAGTTATTGTCAATGCCTGTATCCATGCATCTGGGTCGGTTCCAGCTTCCATTTCTTTGATTGTAAATCTTTTTGATTTTACTACGTATGTCATTTGTGATCACCTTATTATTGGTTGTATTCATATATATTAGAATATATTTCTTTATAATGTTCTGGTGTCAAATCTTCAAAAAACTGATTATATGACGTATATATTTTGTTATATATTTCCTTAATTTTGAATATAATTTGTGTTGTCATAATTCGTGTGGGATGTTATTATTAGATGGGTGGTTCTCTACCGGTTGCATTGTGAATTGATTAACAACCTCTACGCCCTTTGTAAATGTGTCTATGTTCTCTGATTCTTGGGGCGTCAATATAAAATACGGTAGTTTGTTAATTAATGTGAATATTCTCGGGCGCCAGTATATATCTTCTTTCAACATGAATAGCAAGACATCCGCTCCTTTGTGCATTAAATCAAGTTTGCGGTCTTGGTGGTCAAATAGTGTATTGATGCCTTCTGTTACGCTGTCGTCAAGCACCTGCAGGCGGGGATCGTCATATACAAATGCATCCCGGTCCCACTCACCCACAACCCATTTATGAATTTTATTAACTGTTCTAATTATTGCTGGTTTTACTGTACGCTGGAATATTGCGCCCTTTACAGAATCTAAATGCCATGTAAATCCTGCTCTGCTGTCATTGTTGCCCACTGGATATGCTGGATTTCGTTCGTGTTGTGGTTTATATGCAGCTATTGCTACACCCATTTCTGCTCCTTTGTTTACCATTTCATCAAAAGAAATTGCACCGTGTATGAATGCATCATACACGGGCTGAAATTCTACTGGTAGTGCTGACATAATTAGACCTTAGGTGTATACGTAATTGTATAGAACACCTCGCCTGCTGTTGGATCACCATCGGCTGCAATGGATATAGACGCCCCAGCTGCAACTTCATTGTTTGCAGTTGGTGTCACCGACGCAACGGCCCCTACTAATGACGCTGTTGTATCTGCTCCAATAGTCAATGCCCCGGAAGTCATAGCCACAGAATTTGCTACTACGCTGGCTGTGATGACACTTGACGCATCCAAGGCCACAGTTACACACGAATCAACGCCAACCACATCACATTTACACGGCATATTGACGTACCATGTGGTTGCTGTAGTTGCTAAGAGCGGCCCCACAGTCATCGCTTGGTTTTGTGATGTTGCGTCCATCTCGGTTTGCATTGTGTCTAATACATCTAACATTGTGCCATGGCTTCGGTCTACATTTGACAGTAACGGACAGGGGGCATTGCCCCCAATCTGTACATCTGATAAGGTTTTTCCACCTGCATCTGCCATGTGAAATACCTCCTTAGCTCACTGCCTTTGTAGCTACAAGAACATGGCATTTCCCTACATCTGCACCATCTAAAAAGATAGTATTCAAGACATAGAATGCATCACCATCGGCATGTGTTTCTGCCGTAGTACCCATTGCTCCCCTGCGCATCGTTATCACGGTACCACTATAGGAAGCAACTTCCATGATTTCACTTGCACACATGATATAGAATGGTGTTCCCGTTGCTGGCCACTCGGCTACTGTTGCACCATCAAAAGTCATATCAGTATCGGCTGCTGTCAATTCTTCATTCACAGCTCCAGTAGCATACCTACTTGTTTCTGATACACCGGCTTGAGTGATACCCCATGCCCAAAGTGCAGGATACGACAATTCAATCCAGTCGTCTGTAGTTACCTTCTCTACCTCAATCAAGCGAATGTCAATGTTACCATTAACTGCACTCAAATCGCTGGTAGGTGTAATTTGTGCTGCAGTCATGATTAATCACATCCGTATGGGAACTTGTTCACCAGAGTCATGTAGACCTTCAAGAAGAACTTATTTGAATCTGTGGTCTGTGCTAACCTCTGGAAAGTGATATCTTGCAATACCCTCTGTTCCAGGAAGTTTGTATTTACACACAAAATCCTTCTTGCATCTGCGGTCGTCGGCATGAACTGGGATACTATCAATGGGAGTTCACCTACAACTGTATTAATCGACAGTGCTTGCAGACCCCATGCAACCTTTGTATATGGGTTGCTGTACCTGATACTGTTTATGATCTGGTTTTTCAGATTTGAAGCAGTATACGGGTCTGTTATGAGCAGATTTGGTGCACCCTTATCCACGAAACAATCGTTGACCAGAGTATCAACATCTTCAAGCGTGGGGACTGCGCCGCTCATATTAGTATTGTTTGCATCGACTAGTTGGATTAGGCCATCTGGCTGATACTGATTTGTATCGTTATCACCGTTTATCAGTGCGTCCTCAATAGTCTCATTCATTTCCTGAGTTTTTGTAAGGACAGCTCGGCGCATGGTCGACTCAAAATGAGCGCCACCGATTTCTGCAACACCTGTGACACGGCCAGTGATCCTACAATACCTTATTGTGGCACTTGCCAGTTCTTCAGTGTCGTCTGTCTCGGTCAGTGTCGGGTCTTCTTCACCCCACGCTGCAGCTCCCCTTCCGGTAAGCCTGTAGTAGTTCGCTGTTATGCCTGTGTTGGTCACTTTCGGGATAAGTGCTTTTATAGGTGTGAATTTTCGAGTAATATCTATTACACCAGAGTCATACGCCAGAGGCATGGGGACATACCCAGATGCGCCGGACGATGCACCCACATTTGCAGCTTTTCCGAATGTTTCAACGTGCCAGTCATAAACCGTTTTCGCCATATCAGGGAAATGGTCCTGTGCTGGCTGTAGTGGCCCAGAATACATTGTATGGTTCGGGATGTCACCGAATGAAGATTTGTATATGCTCGCTTCATCGATTTCACCCGGGGACATGAATCTTCCACCCATGTTATTTACCTCCTGCTTCGGGGAATGCTGAATGGAATACGCCCTTCATTACATCAAGTTTTAGGGGTTTCCCATCTTGAACATCCTGCATACCTTTCATCATTGGCATTGTTTCTATAGTCTCTACCTGCTTCTGGATGGTCTTAATCGTCTTAGCCATCTCGTCCACAGTGCTCTTTTCCACCAGATCGGGCTTCTCTGCCTCTGCCATTTTCTTGATCTCAGGCGCAAGTTCATCTACTTGACCTTTCAATTCAACTATGGTATCAGACATCTTATCGAAGTCCGTCTGGGATGCGCTAGGAATCTGCTCTTTAAACAGTTCCTCTACATTTGTCAATTTCTCAAAGAGAGCATCATATTCACCTTTGGAAATTGACTCTTCGGTTGTATTTTCTGCCATATGTTTATGCTCCTTGGTAGGATATCAGGCCGCACTTACGGCTGTGAATGTAAATCATTGATTAATCCCAAGCTGTCACGGTATCGTATTTTTCTATTTTACCGGTTATTGGGTTTTTTTTACCAGCCTTGGCCATTGTTACAATTTTTCCCATGTCAAGAAGAGAGTTGAATTTTCGTAATGCTTTTTTCCGATCTTCAAATTCATATACATCTTTGTCCACTTTTCCTGTGGTGCCCTTTACCCGTCTGTGTTTTACAGGTTCTTTCTTTGCGGTTGTATGGCCTTTCTGTCCGCTGCCAGGACCACCTTTCAAGAAGTCGTCTGATGATTCAATAAAACCAACGAATTTGCCAATTTTGCCTCCGCTTTTTGATTTGCTTCTGCCTTTGATTTCGACTTTCGTGAGTTCATGGCGCATTATCAAATCCGCTTTTTCAAGTCCGGACATGCCTTTCATGCCTTTTTTTATTTCTTTGCCTAAATCTTTGACAATATAATCTAGTGCATCCTGTGGTTGGCCATGTAGATATTTTGTAAATGGGTGTTGGTCTGCTAATTTTTTGTCAGCGGATTCTTTAAATTGTTTGGCTGTTGTGTGCCCCTTCTGACCACTTCCAGGACCACCTTTCAAGAAGTCGTCCATTGCCGTGCCAATATTGCTTATAGATACACCAGTAACTGATTTTATATCAAGTGCCAAATCAATCGCACCGATGAACTTCTGTACCGCCTGGTTTGGCTTCTTCTCCTCTTCGCCTTGCTCGTCCTTCTCAGCTTTCAACTTCTCTTCACGCTCCTTTTTCTTATCTTCAGCAGACATTTCACCCTTAGTTATAGGGCAGTCGTCCCCAGTACATGCAGATTTTAATACTTGGAAAAATGAACCTTTGGCACTCGGTACATCTACTATCGAAGTTTCTAACCATGATTTGACAATGATTTGGCCACTGTTGCTAATTGACTTCGCCTTTCCACCAATTGAAAATCCCCGGAACATCCCCTCATCAATCATACCCCGTAGCCAGTCTAGTTTTGGCGATTTACTTATGCGAACTACTAAGAACGGCTTAGTCCCAAAACTGGTTTCCCAGGTCTTACCCGCAGAATCCACAAACTTCTCGACTACGACACCGACGGCCCCCTTCCACTGTGGGGCTTTGTCATGCAGGAGTTTGACCACAGGATTTTCCATATATGTTTTATACACGGATTTCAGGGAATCCATATCCATGTTTTGAGCGTCTTCGTCCACATTGCCGTTTGAAGCATAACCAGCTAAGCCAGCTAAGTAAAGGTGTCCGCCCTTATCTCCGACCTTCTCAAAGGTCATGTCATAATGCCAGTCGTTATCTACCATCTTTTCCACTTTCCTTTTTATTTGTGCGCAGTATGCCTCTGGATCGTCTTTGTCTTGATTCTTTGAAACACACTCTTTGAAATTTTTATAATCTGCAAATGGCATTTTTATCATTTCCTTTTGGTTAGTAACCTGTGGTTAGTCTACTATCATTTCCTCCAAATGTCAGCACAATGAAATTGCATTCCAGAGTCGGCTAACGTATTGCCTAAATTATTAGCAAATGCCACACGTGTGTCAGGATGATTCCAGTCAACTGGTGCACCTGTGATATTCAACGTTGACACAATGGTATCACCAATTATCATAGAATTGAAAGCCGCTTCTGTTTTCCGGCCTTTTGGTATTGCACGTGGCATGAATCCGTAACTCATCTAACCACCACCCGAAATGAATATTGACATTTTAGTACAGCGGGCGTATACCCAGTTTGGAACTGTGGACCAGTCAATTGATCGCATGGAGCGAGGCTGGTTATACGGGCAGACTGACTCCATACATCGCCTTTGACAACATGTGTTTCGTTCAATTTCCATCACCTTCACGTAGCATACTTCAAACCGCCTTTCAAGTTGTATTTGGGTAATTTAAATAAGGGGATCTCAAAACACCGATCATTGGGTCGGATGTGAGGAATCATGTATTTGTCGCCTGTTTTCGGGTCAATATATGGCTCATCAATTGCAGCAATCTGGCCATTCATCCGCTTGCTATCATCAGCAGTCTTCTTATCAGAATGAATCTTCCACTGTCTGTACTGTGCGCCGCCTTCCTGCCAGCCATCTCTGCGCCCTTCTTTGGTGGCTACAAGTACCTGATCACGGACTAACCGCTCAAGTTCCCATTCTTGGAATGAATCTTCAAATAGGCCCCTCACTCTATTCTCAATCTGGCTTAGTGCATCTCGCTCGGACATGCCGGATTTAATCGCTGCGTCTATTTCTTGATATAATTTATCTGCATTGAATGCTAAGTCTGCCTTTGCTCGTGCCGTTGTGCTCTCGGATAGTGCATGTGTGCGAAGTCCTATCGATGCGATGGCGTCTATATCTGGCTCCGGTGGAACATCCATTTTCATATCGGCTGCACCCGTGGCAAGACCAAGACTATATGCTTTGATTGCTGCAGATTCAAGCACTTGGCTCAACTTGGTTCCTGTGATTTTGTTGAGGATTGTACGTAGAATATCAAGAAGTGTCATATAATCTATCTACCTCCTTCTTTGCCATGTCTTCGAGTTCAGCTAACCACTCCATGACCTCTTCCATGGTTTTATCTTCCAGCTTCTTTGTTTTTATCGGCTTCTTCATGCCGTCATAAGCTGGGGGTTTGGGTACGAAGCCAGGTGTACCTGAGAGTGCGCCTACGTTTGCGGCTTTGAGAGATTCATCATCACCAAACATACCTTCCCAGCCCATGTCGTCATCTTCATCGTAGTCCAAGTCTTCATCCGGTGACTCTGCGTCACCAGTTGGTAAGTCATACTTCTCATCTTCCCATACGTCTAAGCCATCCCTT